ATCCCTGCTTATCTATAAATTTAGATAAAGGCGTTTATAATTGTCACAACTGCGGATGGAGTGGAAATGTAAATTTTAAACCAAAAAAAGAATTTGTAAAACCTCCAGAGGCAAAAACAAATTTGTCAGAAAAAACTATAAAATGGTTTAATAAAAGAGGTATTACAGAAGCTACTTTAGCGCATTGGAAAATAGGCGAATCTATAGAATACTTTCCTCAAGCTCGTAAAGAGAGAAATGCTATAAACTTTAATTATTTCAGAGAAGGTGAACTCATAAACTGTAAATATAGAGATGGACAAAAAAACTTTAAAATGGTTTCTGGAGCTGAGCTTATTTTTTATGGTCTAGATTCTATAAATGAAATGTCTACTATTTATATAGTAGAAGGAGAAATGGATGCTTTGTCACTGCATGAAGCTGGTATATATTCTGTATGCTCAGTTCCTAATGGCGCTTCTAAAGGAAATCAGCGCTTAGATTACTTAGATAACTGCTGGGAATATTTTAAAGACAAAAAAGAAATTATTTTATGTACCGATAATGATCAGCCAGGATTATCTCTCAGAAACGAACTCGCTAGAAGGTTCGGACAATATCGCTGTAAATATGTAGAATTTGGCGATTTTAAGGACGCTAATGAGGTTTTAATTGAAAAAGGTGCTGAAGTACTAAGAAACATTTTAAAGACCTCAAAGCACTTTCCACTAGAGGGCGTAGTAAATGTTAATGATATATGGAAGGATGTATTAAATTATAATGAAAATGGTATAAAAAACTATTCTGTAGGTTTAGGAGATAGCGATGATTATTTTAAAATTGATTTTGAGGGTTCTTGGTCAGTTGTTACTGGTATTCCAAACTCTGGTAAATCAGACGTAGTAGATCAAATAGCTTGTAATATGGCTGTAAATTATAGACATAGAACAGCTTTTTTTGCTCCAGAATCATTTCCATATGAAGGTCATATTAAAAGATTAGCCAATAAACTTAATGAGCGTATTTGTACTAATGAAGATTTAAATAATACTAAAGATTTTATTGAAGAGCATTTCTATTTTGTTAAAATTGATTTAGATAATTTAACTTTAGATGGCATACTAGAGGCGTTTAGAGATTTGGTGTTTCAAAAAGGCGTTAATCTTTTAGTAATTGATCCCTGGAATATGCTTGACCATTCAGCTCAAAGAGATCACTCCTATATAGGGATTATGCTTTCTAAGATTACTCAGTTTTGCCAGCAGTCAAAAACTCATCTTTTTCTAGTGGCGCATCCTAGAAAAATGTCTATTAGTGAATCTGGTATTTACCAAGTTCCAACTCCTTATGATATTTCTGGATCTAGTGACTTTTTTAATAAGGCATTTAATTGTGTTACAGTATACAGATCATTAGGCGAGATAACTAAATATAAATCTGATGCTGTTCAGATGCATATACAAAAAGTAAAGCGCAAAGAAAATGGAAGCCAGGGAATGTTCACTGTTGCTCCAGATTTTAAGGGTGGGGGGGTGTATAAATCAATAGATGAGAAAAAACAAAGATTTACAGTAGTTCATGATAAAGTACCTTTTTAATTATGGCAAAAAGACAAAAATATAAACAGCCAATAGTAAATACTGAACAGATGCATTATGATGCTTTTAAATGGTGTTGTGATAATCATATAAAAGTTTATCCTAAACCCAAGGGGGGACAATTTATATTAGTTTATTCTATAGATGGAGTGGCTAACACTTCGAATAAGTTACATGAGAAAAAGAATTACCAGCAAGCTATCTGGGATTTTTACCTATTTTTGTATAATAAATTTAAGGATGTTAGAAATTGATTTTTTTCCTATTTATGGTATAATGTTCGGTATTAACTATTCTAATGAAGATATAGAGATGATAGAGGTTTTAGCAGATGACAAAAGGCACACTCTACAATTCTTCTTATTTATATTCGGATTTAATATTCACTGGTTTAAAAAAAAATAAAATGGCTTACGATACAAAAGAACTAGAGAAAAAATCACTAATTGCAATCAATCAGCATAAATTAATGTTTATGGAGCATATAGTGGCATTTTTACCATGTTCTAAAGAAACTTTTTATAATCATAAATTACATGAATCGGACGCTATAAAAAAGGCAGTAGAAGAAATGAGAGTAGGAAAAAAAACAAAGATGTTATCCAACTGGATTAATTCAGAAACTCCTTCATTGCAGATAGCAGCTATGAAGATGATTTCTGAGGAGCATGAAGCTCATAGGTTAAACGGAACTAAGCAGGAAATTAGACAAACAGGGGGATTGAAGTCGAGAGTAATAGAGTGGATCCCAGCAGACCAGGGAAATGATCCAGAAGGTAAATAGACAGTTTTACGATTTAAAGAGTTCTACAGCTCGTTTAAGAGTTCACCAGGGGGGTACTAGATCTGGAAAGACATATGCTGTATGTCAGTATTTAATATGGCTGTTAACGGAAAGTAAAGAGCCGCTGGTTATTTCAATTATTAGAAAAACACTACCAGCATTAAAGGGATCTGTTCAAAGAGATTTCCTGGAAATAGCAGAAGCTGTAGGAATGTACGATAATGGAGCTAATCTAAATAAGGTCGAAGGGCATTTCACTTATTCAAATCACTTAGTAGAATTTTTATCAGTAGATACACCACAAAAAATCAGAGGTAGAAAAAGAAACATAGCTTTTTTAAATGAAGCTAATGAGTTAGATATGGAGGACTTTCGCCAGATCAATATGAGATGTACTGATTTTATGATTTTAGATTTCAATCCATCTGATCCAGTTCACTGGATTTATGATGAGATAATACCTAGGAATGATTGCGATACCTGGATAACGACTTATAAAGACAATAAATTCCTCCCAGATGACTTGGTTTACGAGATTGAAAGGATGAGAGAGCGTGATCCAGATTACTGGAGAGTATTTGGTGAAGGTCAAAAGGCGGTTTTTTCAGCTAGACAAATATTTACCAACTGGACATTCATGTCTCATAGAGAGTTCCCAGAGTTTGATAGGGATTCAGAAGGCGTTATAGGATTAGATTTTGGTTATACTAATGATCCTACTTCAGCAAATTACATAGTTCGTAAAGGAGATAACATATATATACATGAGCTTATATATAAAACAGGGTTAACAAACAGTGACATCGTAGACGAGCTAAAACATTTGGGTTATGATCAAACGCTAATTTTCTATGATGCTGCAGAGCCAAAGAGTGGAGAGGAAATGAAACGACTAGGAATGTTTGTTAAACCAGCTGTAAAAGGAACTGGATCTATCAATGCTGGCATTTCACTACTTAAAGAATTTAATATAATAATCTCCCAGGAATCTAAAAATATAATAAAAGAATATAATAACTATTACTGGCAGGAAATAAAGGATGGAACCATCATAAACAAACCAGTGGATCGCTTCAATCACGCTATGGACGCTATTAGATATGGAGTTTATAGTCAATACGCTAAGCGTGCTGATTTCTTTGTAATTTAATTACTATTTTTGTATAATAAAATAAATCGACTTAATGGCATCTCTACTAGATAGATTCAAAAACATTGTTTCTAAAAGCGCATCTAAAACTCATATAGATTTTAATAAAGCTATTTATAAATATTTAGGCGATTCATTGGTTTGGAATCCAGAAAATGATGATACTTATATTGATAAAGGATATAGGTATAATGCAACTATTTACTCAATAGTTAATTTAATAACTAAAGCAGCGACAAATATTCCTTTTCAAGTTTATGAAGTACAAAAGGAAAACGACTTAAAAAGATATAAAGCTCTCACATCTGGAGAGTTTAACGGAAATACAGTGCTGCAAGCTAAGATGCTGCAAAAAAAAGCATTAGTTGAATTAGAAGGCACTGATTTACATCAGTTGCTAGATAGACCTAATCCAGCTCAAAGCTATTCCAGCTGGATCCAGGAAATTATAGCTTTCGGAAAACTTACTGGAAATAGATATATTTATGGTATAGCGCCAGAGACAGGTATAGGAGCTGGTAAATATAAAGAACTATATGTATTGCCATCTCAAAAAATAGAAATTAACTCTGGAGGTATTATGCAGCCAGTAAAAGAATATACTTTATCTTATAATGGATCATATAAAATAGCAGCTGATGAAATCTGTCATATAAAGGATAATAACCTTTATTATGATGGAACTGGATCACATCTTTATGGAATGTCTCCACTAAAAGCTGGACTCAGAGTAATGGATGCTAATAACCAGGCGCTAACTACAGGAGTAAAATATTTACAGAATCAAACAGCTAGGGGGGTGCTTATGTCTGATGAAGGTGATCTAAATGAAACTCAAGCTAGAGCATTAAAGGAAAAATTTAAACAACAATACCAGGGAAGTGAAAATGCTGGAGATGTTATTATAACACCTAAGAAACTCAGCTGGGTAAACTTTGGACTTAATGCCTCTGATCTATCGCTTATAGAGCAATATAACGCCACTATTAAGGATTTATGTAATATCTATAATGTTCCAGTACAGCTTTTAAATAATACAGACAGCACGACTTACAACAATATGAAGGAAGCGAAAAAAGCGCTTTATCAAAATGCTGTAATTCCAGAGCTAAATAAAATCAGAGATGAATTGAATAGATGGCTCGCTCCTCAGTATGGAGATAAGATTTATATTGACTTTGACTATAGCGCTATTCCAGAGCTTCAAGAGGAAATGGATAAGGTAGTGGGACAAATGTCTCAAGCGTGGTGGCTAACTCCTAATGAAAAAAGAGCTGCTATGAGCTATGGCATGGATGATCAAAATACTAAGTTAAATGATTATTATGTACCTGCGAATTTACTACCAATAGATGGCGAAATTATCCCAGAGATTGAAGGTAAAAAAATAGATGTAGATATGTCTCAGATGTTTAAATCTCAAGTAATTAATACAGTAGATACATACACTACTATAGCAGAAGCTCAAGCAAGAGCTATAGAAATGGCAGGATCTGGATACCATGAGCATATGTTTAATGGATCAACTGTATATATGCCTTTTGCAACTCATGCAGAATATGAAGCTGCTAAAAACAATCGACTAGAGGAATTTTATGCAGCTCAAAGGCGTGACCAGGGATTTAATGAGCAGATGGATTTAGATTCTATGGAAACTAAAGAAGATACTTATAAAGATTATCCGCAAGGTGCTACTAATAATGCCAGGAGGATGCTAGAATGGAGAGAAAAATATGGTAGAGATGAGGTTACTGCTGGAACTCCTACTGGATGGCAGAGAGCAAACCAGTTAGCTAATAGAGAAGCATTGAGTTTATCTACTGTTAAAAGAGTTCACAGTTTTCTAGCACGCCATAAAGAAAACGCTAAAATAGCAGATGAATTTAAAGATACGCCTTGGAAGGATAAAGGTTATGTAGCTTATAATCTCTGGGGGGGTGCTGCTATGGTATCCTGGGCAAAAAAAATAGCGGAAAATGAAGGGTAATGCTAAAAAAAGCAAAACAATCCTGGAAGGATAACTTCGATAAGGTTCTATCTATTTCAGAATCAAAAGAGTTTGCAAAGGTTCGTAAATATTACGATGACCAATATAGGCAAGCTATTGATGGATTTTTAAAAATGAATAAAACCACTGGGTTTGATAACCTATTTAGAGTGGCGGATATAGCAGACATTTATAGCCAGATATATGTAAACATTGGAGTTAAGTTCGCAAAATGGTATGCTAAAAATTTTGATAAAGTAGTTTCAAAACAAACTGATGTCTCTGGCTATACAGATATATGGGCGGAAAGGTTTAACAGTGTAAGTCAACAAATAGCAGCCGAAAGGGTTACACTTGTTTCTGGAACTGCAAAAGCAACTCTTGTAAAAGTATTCAAACGACTTTCATCAGATCCAGAGTTTATGGTTATGAATGAGAGAGAAGCCAGCAGAATATTACGCCAGAAGTTCGGACAATATTCTAAGAGCCAGGCAGAGAGATTAGTAAGAACAGAAGCTACAAATGCTGCAAACTTTGCTACTCTTCAAAGCGCTACTGATATGTTTGGACAGGAGAATTTACAAAAGGAATGGATGACCGCTTTAGATGGCAGAGAAAGACCAGCGCATAGAACAGCTGATGGACAAATAGTTGATTTTAAAGAAAGGTTTACAGTAGGTGGTGAATTACTATTTAATCCTGGAGATCCAGCAGGAAGCGCTAAAAATGTAATTAATTGTAGATGTTCTACAGCGCCATTTCCTAAACCAGATGCTCAAGCTGCAGGAACTATAGAAGGATTTGGAGTTAGACCTCCAGTATCTATACCAGGAACTAAACCGCCAAAACCTCCAACTGGTAGCGTTCTAAGGACACCTAAACCAGTTAGAGAGCCAGTTAGAGAAGTTATAGATGATTTGCCAGATGTTAAAACAGTTAAAGAAGCTAAAGAAGTGGCAAAAAAAATATTTAAAGATTCTGGAATAAATATAAGCACTATAACTATGTCAAGTGCTATGGACATGAAAACTGTAAATAAGTATGTAAAGCAAATACATAAATTAACAAAAAAATATAAAATAAATCATTCAGAAAACTTAAAATATCCAGTCACATTGAGATTTAAATCAACTAAAAGTTTTTATGGAGTTGTCACTAGATCTCAAAACATGACAGAATATTTTGCTGGTGAGGGATTTTCTTTGAGAAAAATAAATTTAGGCGATAAAACAGATTTAATTGAAAACAGAACTAGATTTAAAAGTATTGACAGTGCTAAAAAAACATTCAAATCTAGTGTTGATATAAAAAACAGCAAAATAGCTACGCTGACTCATGAATTTGCTCATATAATTTCCGATAGTAAATCAGTAATACATAAAGAGTTTTGGAATGAATTAAAACAAATAAAGCGTAATTATGCTGATGATTTAAAAAGATATATAGATAATGAAAATTATAAAGCATTTAATGACATCTATTTAGGTCAATATGCTAGCACTAACATGGATGAGTTTCTAGCAGAGGGATTTGCTGAATATGAACTATCATCTAAACCTAGTAAATACGCCAGATTAATTGGCGAAAAAGTTAATCAATATTTTAAAAAATGACACCAACTAATTTAATTTGCGAAAAATGTAAGCATTTCAAACCTATCTCTGGAGGGTGCAGCGCTTTTAAAGATAATATACCAGAATCAATAATATTAAACAACAAGCACGATAAACCACTGCCAGATCAAAAAAATAAAATAGTTTTTGAAAAAGGTCAGTCAGAGGAGGATAAATTTTTTAATTAATATATTTGCAATATGAATACAATCATTTATAAATCAACTCAGATAGGAGAGCTGCTAGATGCAGACACTTCTGCTGGAGTTGTTAAGGGATATGGATCTGTTTTTGGTAATGTCGACAGCGATGGAGATGTAATTAATAAGGGAGCATACAAAAAAACAATACAAGAAAACGCCAGAAGGGTTAAATATTTATATCAGCATGATATGGATAAGCCACTGGGGAAAATGGTAAATCTCGAAGAGGATGACAAAGGTTTAATATTTGAGGCGCATATACCTAAAACTCAATTAGGTAAAGATGTAGTCGAATTAATGAAAGCTGGAGTAATTACTGAAAATTCTGTAGGGATTCTGCCATTGCAAAAAGAAATGGGATCTGATGGGTATCGCCACTTAAACGAGGTGAAACTGTTTGAGATCTCAGCTGTAACACTTGCAGCAAATGACCAGGCAATGATTATGGATGTAAAAGGAAACGTTGATCCAGAAAAAATTGCTAAAAGATTCGATAAACTCGCTCAATTAATCAGAAAGGGAGAAATCTCTGATGATCTGGGATACGCCTTAGAGGCGGAAATACTGAAGCTAAAATCTATTTATGTTAATGTCACTCAGCCGACTGAGATACAAGTCACTGAGCCGATCGAGGTAAAAGCAGACAATAGCGATATATATAATTATTTGTTTAACACTCTAAAAAAATAATAATGGAGGATAATATTAAAAAAGAACTCGATCAAATAGGTAACATTGTTGACCAAAAAATCGAGAAAGCATTTAACCAGGCAAAAGATAACGCCAAAGGTGAAATGGAATCATCTCTAAAATCAGAGATTGATAATTTAACTACACAATATGTAGAGAAAAATGACGCTCTTAATAAGAGAATGGATGATATGGAGCTAGCTTCTAAGAAAACACTTTCTGGAGCTTCTCAGCAATCATTTAAGTCAGCTATCGAAGGCGCACTAAATGAAGGCGCTATCGATGCAATGACTAAAGGTAATTCTAATGCTGCTAGATTTGAGGTGAAAGCTGATATGTCTATAGGAGCTGATATTACTGGAGTAG